GTGTAATAAGTGCTCCGTCATTTAACCTTGAAGGTTGGTCTGGTAACTTTCCGTCCGCTTATGGGCGGTTTGAACACCGGCACACTGAGAAGTTAAAAGCGGAGCAAAAAGCCAACTCATAAGCGCAAGCCGAGTTGAATTATCCTACAACCATTTTGGCAGGAAACCGATATGTTGATTGACAATGAAGACGAGACGCTAAGTGAGTTAGATGTAGTCGAGCAAAAACAGCTTGATGCGACACCTATTTCTGAGATTCCTGACAAGTACAGGCAAAAATCTCTTGAAGAAGTGGTCAAGATGCACCAAGAGGCTGAAAAAGTAATTTCTCGCCAAGGTAACGAGGTGGCAGAAGTTAGACGACTTGCAGACGAGCTTATTAAGCAGAATCTTGGCTCAAAGCAGCAACAAGTAGAGGAAGACCCTGAAGTTGACTTTTTTGAGAATCCTCAAAAGGCAGTTCAAGGCCAGATTGATAGACATCCTGACGTACTCGCAGCCAGACAAGCTGGCATGGATTTCAGACGGATGCAGATTCAGCAGAAGCTAAACGCAGAGCATCCTGACTACTCCCAAGTAGTCAGTGATTCAGATTTCCATAACTGGGTGAAATCTTCACCTATCCGTTTGGGACTCTATGCAAAGGCAGATGCAGAGTTTGACTATGACTCGGCAAATGAATTGTTGTCCACCTTCAAAGAATTGCGCGGCATTAAGGCTAAACAGTCAGATCAGGCAAATGATGCCATTCGGACTAAAAGCATGAGAGCGGCGCAAGTTGATGTCGGTGGCTCTGGAGAGAGTTCCAAGCGCGTCTATCGAAGGGCCGATCTTATTCGTCTGAAAATGACTGACCCCTCAAGGTATGAGGCGCTAAATGATGAAATACTCGCAGCCTATGCCGAGGGTCGTGTTCGATAATTTAACTGGAGTTTAATCATGGCATATCCTACCCCAGCGGTAACAGTAACAACCGCAGCAACGTTCATCCCAGAAATCTGGAGTGATGAAATCATAGCCGCTTACAAGAAAAACCTTGTTTTGGCTAACATCGTAATGAAGATGAACTTTAAAGGTAAGAAGGGCGATGTGGTTCACATTCCTGCACCTACCCGTGGTTCAGCTTCAGCGAAAACGGCATCCACTGCCGTTACTCTGATTGCCGATACGGAAACAGAGATTCAAGTGTCCATTAACAAGCACTTTGAATATTCACGTTTCATTGAGGACATCGTTGAAGCACAAGCACTAAACAGCTTGCGCCAGTTCTACACTGCTGACGCTGGTTATGCGCTTGCCAAGCAAGTAGATACTAGCCTGGTTCAATTGGGCCGTGCATTCAATGGCGCTACTGTTGGCACTAATGACTATGCAACTGCTACTGCAACTAGCAAAGCCTTCATTGGCTCTGATGGTACTACTGCTTACAACAGTTCTACATCAAACGCAGCCGCTTTGACCGATGCCGCCATTCGCAGAACTATTCAGCGTTTGGATGACAACGATACGCCGATGGACAATCGCTTTTTCCTGATCCCTCCATCTAGCCGTAATACGCTGATGGGTCTTTCCCGTTACACGGAACAGGCTTTTGTGGGTAATGGCAATGCAATCCGCACGGGTGAAATCGGAAACTTGTACGGCATCCCCGTGTTTACTTCTAGCAATGCTGATACTGGTGCTGGTACTTCTGGCACTGATCGTATTTGCTTGATGGGTCACAAGGATGCGATGGTTCTGGTTGAGCAAATTGGTATCCGTTCACAAACTCAGTACAAGCAAGATTACCTTGCCACTTTGTTTACATCTGATACCTTGTATGGTGTTGCAGCACTCCGTGCAGCCGCTACAACTGGTGCAGCTTTGTCTTCTAGCGCCTATGCGTTGGCAGTGCCAGCCTAACCCCACGCCCCCAGCAATGGGGGCATTACTTTTAAGGAGTTAGAAAATGGCAGCAGCAACAGCAGTAACCTCTCGCAGAGGTAATGACCAATTTCGTGGTCTGTTCTCTGATACATGGTCTGTAACGGCAACTTTAAACGCATCATCTCTTTCTGATGGCGTTGGAGAAACCAACACCATTGCAGTACCAGGTGTGGCACTGGGCGATATTGTGATGAACATTAGCATGGGTGTGGATGTCTCTGGCATCTCCATTACGTCTTATGTTTCAGCCGCAGGTGTTGTTTCTATTCGTTTCCAAAACGAATCAGGCGGTTTATTGGATTTAGCAAGCACTACTGTGAAGTGTGTGGTTGTTCGCTTGGTGTAATTAAAGAGGGGCTAATAACCCCTCTTTTTTTGGAGTTCTAGTATGGCAACTTTTAGATGTTTACAAAGCGGTAATACCGTTACCTTTACCTACCAGCACGATATTGACTCTATGCGTGGTCATAGTGGTTATGTCCTGGTTGATGATAAGGGTGAAGATGTAAGGGTTGAGGTTGAGAATAAGGTGCTTCCAATGACAGCACCAGTTCAAGTTAAGCGTATGGGTAGACCCCGTAAAGTAATGGCAACAGCGTAAATTTAAAAAAGGATTAAATCATGTACGGAAAAGCACCAAAAATGGGCAATTCAAAGATGCCTAAAGCAATGAAAGAAAAATCCATGCCCATGACTATCATGGTTGCAGTTAGCAAGCCAAAGAATGCGCCGGTTCGAGGTGAGCGCACAGCCACCAATATGATGAAGAAAGCAAGTCGGGGCAAGTAATGAAAAACAAGGCTGAAAAGAAAATTAGCAAGGTCATGCGTGAATACAAAGCCGGTGGCTTACATTCTGGCAAAGGTGGCCCTGTAGTCAAAAATCCAAAACAGGCAGTTGCTATTGCGCTGTCAGAAGCTGGGAAAGCTAAGAAAAAATGAAAACTAAGTCTAAGGTTAATCAAGCAAAGGTATATACAAAACCTACGATGCGTAAAACTTTGTTTGAGAAGATCAAGGCGGGTACGGCTGGCGGTGATCCAAACGAATGGTCTGCCAGAAAAGCACAACTTCTTGCGAAAGAATACAAAGCCAAAGGCGGGGGATATAAAACATGAGCAAAGATAAACTACATTACACGCCTGATGGGAAGCTGTACAAAGGCGAGACTCACAAGGTCGGTACTAAGCTGATGACGGGTGCTAAACACACGCCAGCAAGCAAGACTTTAAGCCATACCCCTGCAAAGCAAAAGAAATGAAAAACCCGCAGCAGTCTTTGAAAGATTGGGGTAAACAGAATTGGCGAACCAAGTCTGGAAAACCTTCCTCTCAAACTGGCGAAAGGTATCTGCCAGAGGCGGCAATCAAGTCTTTGAGTTCTGCTGAGTATGCGGCAACTACTAAAGCCAAGCGTGAAGGCACAAAGTCCGGCAAACAGTTTGTTGCCCAGCCCAAATCAATTGCAAAGAAAACGGCGAGGTTCAGATGAAAACTCCTGCTTGGCAACGATCCGAGGGTAAAAACCCAAAGGGCGGGTTGAATGCCAAGGGGAGGGCATCCTATAATGCTTCAACTGGTGGTGATTTAAAAGCGCCAGTTAAGTCGGGGGATAATCCCCGTAGAGCAAGTTTCTTGGCGCGTATGGCTGGCAATGATGGCCCTGAGTACGACAAGAAAGGTGAACCAACAAGACTGCTTCTTTCGCTAAAAGCCTGGGGGAGTACCTCCAAGGCAGACGCAAAGATAAAAGCCAAGTCTATTTCAGAACGAAATAAGGCGAAGGCAAAATGAGAGCATTATCGGTTGGTGTTAGTCCTACAGCGGCAGTAGATACCACAGTCTATACCTGCCCTACGGGTTATTACGCCAAATTTACTGTGATGTATATACACAATACAGGTGGCTCTACCAAGCATATTACTGTCCAATGGTTTGATGCAAGTGCTAACACCACGCTTGATATATTGACTGCCTATGACTTTACCACAAAATCTTATTTGCAGTTTGATGGCAATGCCTACATTGTTTTTGAAGAGGGCGACAAGTTAAAAATTACAACACAAGCAGCAAGCACATTCAGTTTTATAGCGACATTTGAAGAAGAAGGATTAACACGATCATGACCTATTTAGAACTGATTAACGATGTGTTGATTCGGTTGCGTGAAACTACCGTAGCCACCAACAACTCGACTACCTATTCAACGCTGATAGGCAAGTTTGTCAATGATGCCAAACGCCA